CTGCCTGAGCCTGCTGAGCCTGTGCGCTGGCCTTGACCTGCTCGGCTTGGAGTCGCATCTGGGCGATCTGCTGATCGGATTGCGCCTTCATCTGTGCAGCAGCAATCCGCGGGTCCTGAGGCTGATGTGCGCGCTGCGCCATTGCCTGCTGGTATTCCTGCGAATCCGGGTCCATTGCGAACTCAGTCGGGTTCTCGAAGCCAAGAAGATGCGTAACGCGCTTGAACGTCGCGAATGCCTGCTTCGGTCCGACAAGACCGAACTGTGCCAATTCCTTTTGGGCTTGGCCGAGTAGCACGACGTTCGCGCGCGCTTCCTCACGATTGCCAGATCCAAGCCCCACGTTCGGCGTCACCTCAGTACGCTCCCGCCATTCTGCGGGATTGGCGTTCAACCATTGGCCGTTCGTCAACATCATTGTCAACGGCTGATCCTGGTGACGACGAAGCAGATTGTGGATCTTCTGGAAAGTCTCCCGAACCCCCTCAGCCAACAGGCGGGCGACAAGCTCGACCTTCGCCGCGGCAGCCGACATCGCAGCTAACTGGCCGCCTTTCGTCACGTCCTGCAAAGCATCCGCATCGACGCCCATCGTGTCCTTGCCAATGCCTGTACGCATCTCGCGTTGCAGGTCGCAATACTCCATCGCCGGCAAGATCTGTTGCATCAGGTTAGACGGCTGCACGATCGGGACAAGGTTGTCGCTAACAGGTCCTTTGACGCGCACGATTCCACCCGGGCGCGAGATCAACAGATCCTGGATATTGACCGCGTCTTGATTCACGGCCATACGCGAGTTGTTCGACACGTACAGGTTATCGAGCGCCTGACGAAAGAGGGTAGTCTTGATGACCTGAAGGTCGTACAGCAGGTCGAAGTAACTGATCCCCACGTGTCTATGCGGCATGCGCACCGGCGAGCAGTACGTGAGGGAGATTTCTTCTACCTCGTCGTTGTCGAAGATCTTGTCGCCGGCAACCACAACGCGGCGCAGCTCAGCGATGCCGTCCTGATCCCAGTCGACGCGGATCCAGACGATGCGCAACTCAACTTGCTGGCTGGCTGGATCGCTCGGGTTCTCTTCGCTGAGCTGGTCCGTGACCTCGTTTCGAGCCAAGGCAATCAGGTCTAGATACGTCGGCTCGGCAACCTCGATGCCGTCGACGAGATCCTTCGGAAAGCCCATCTCGATCACGTCGGAGCGCAGCACCGTGCGCTTGCGCTCGACGAACGGACATGAACTATCGAAACCGCGGCGAGCCTGGGGCGAAACAAGCACTTCCTCAGGAGGGACACATTCAACGCGCACTTGCTTTTTCTGCGTGATGCGTCTGAGCTTGATATCGAAGCACGAGTAGGTCGACGGCGCCATCTGGCCGTTCGGGCCCATGACAAAGGTCGTGTCCTGCTTCTCCGACTGCTCCAGGACCTCGATCTCATCGTCCGTCTGGAACAGCTGCGCAACCTCGATTTCAGTGAGGCCCGTGTATGTCTCGACGCTCGTGCAACGGCGCTTCTCCCACCAGGAATCAATGTAGCCGTTGCGCATAATCAGCGCGTCTTTGAAGAAGTCATGCAGGATGAAGAAGCCCGGGTTCTTCTTCATGAAGACCCAGTTCACGACTTCCGTTTCCTGTTCGGCCTGATCCTCGTCACCAGGGGCCTCAGGATCGAACACGACCGGCTTGCCAGAGCCCACGAACATTCTCATGAGCGTCGGCATGATCCACTCGACCGTATCCCGAAGCTCCGGTAGAACGATTTGCGATCGGTCCTCTACCTCATTGCCAAGCGGACGAGCGAAATAGGCGTTCAGAGCGTTGTAGCGATCAATCTCCAGCGTCGTCATCGTCTGGCCGGCCGGCTTGATGTTGCCGCCCACCGACGGACCGACAGAGACGGACGAGCCAAGCGCGGCGCGTTCATATTGGCCAATTATCCCCAACAGCTCCGAATCACTCATCGGCATTACGGCTGCTCCTTAGGCTTCGGACCGGGCTTGCGTGAGCATGTCCGCTCCAATTCCTCGACGCGTGCGACCAACTGCGCTAGGTGCTTGATGCTCTCGATGCGCGTCTTCTGCATAAGCTCTTGCTCAAGCTCAGCGACGCGCTTTTCCAGCGCCGTGACTTTCGTGTCCAATGCGATGCTCATTGTTGCTCCGCGTCATATAGAGCCGTGTTTTTCGTCATTTTTTGCTGCTACGCAATAGCCAACTTCGGGTAATTGATCGGCTTCATCTCTTTCGGCTCTTCCCATGTGAGACAGCCAAGCCCGAATGCGTCACTGCCATGCGACGACCAATCGTGCTCAGGCCCGAGGCCAATGCCACGCTCCTCGTCGCGTTTCTCGTGATACCAGCCCAGCGCGGCGCGCCCCGCCTCTGTGGTTGCCTCGTGGAACCGAATCTGCGGGAACAGCACACGCGCACGCTCAATGCGAGCCATCGCGGCGCCCTTGCCTTGGTTCGGCACAACAGTGACCGCGTAGCCCGCTTTGCGAAGCGTCGACTCATATGACACGTCGTAGACGCGATCCTGGGTCGATCCGTCATGAGGTAGCCAGAAACTGGCCCTGGACGGCTCGTAGCCCTGCGAACGGCACCATGCAAGGTGCGCGTCGACAGGCTGACCTACGGCCTCGTAGTAGTTCACGCAGCGGATCTCCCGACCGATGAACTGCATTGCCCAAATGGCGAATGCGTCAGCCCTAGCGCCCGTCCCGCCGATGTCGCATATGAGGCGAATCGACATGAGCGGATCGGCGGGAAAGAACCCAATCCGACCTTCCTCTTGCGCTCGACGCAAATGCTTAGCGAAATACGCGCCCTCAAGCGCAGTGACGAATCCTCCTTCCCAAATGTGCTCGTACTGCTCGGGGCGCTCTTCCATGTCCCGCTTGCGATCACGCTCAAGCTTCGCCGGGAAGCACGGGTTGTCCCTCCAGTTGAGCGCGACGACCTTGTAACGCGGGTCATTTGCAGCCCTGAAACGCTTCTCAACAGGCGCGGTCTTGCGCTTCGGGTTCCACGTCACCCACAACTCCGCGTTCCATCCTTCACCCTCTTCGCGAAGGGTAGGGATCAGCGTCGTCCACGCTTCATCCGTGACAGGCTCGGCCTCATCGACCCAGCACACCAGAATCCGTCCCTTCGACTTGATGCTGGCAATGTTTCGGTCAAGCCCAGCGAATACGAACGAAATCCGCCCGTCCCGCGACTTGATGTAGTTGTCGCCGATGTCGTAGTACGAGGATAAAAACGGCTCGTCCTCAATCGCGCGCTTGCACTCTTCAAGCGACGAATCAGACAGCGAATTCATGAACTGTCGTGCGCACAGCAAGATCCCGCTCACGCCCGACATGCCGAAGATATATCCCTTCACCGCTACCATCTTGGCGAAGCTGCGCGTCTTGCCAGAACCGCGGCCGCCGTATGCCCCGCGAACATCAGCTTCACCGGCAAAGACCGGGATCAGCTTCTCAGGAAGCCGAATCTGCGCCGTTCCCATTCAGCGGAATCAACTCGATGCGTTGAACAGTCTCGATCGGTCCACCATTCGGGCCGCTGCTCTCAACCGGCTGTACGGCCTTCCCATACCCGCGCTCAATGATCGCCTGAGCTGCCGCAAGCCGATTCCTCTCGTTCTCGCCGCTCACCATGATCTGCGCAATGGTTGCCAATGCCTCTGGAGTCTTCGCTTTGCATGCAGCCACAAGGTCAAGCTCTTCCTGCGTTTTCTTCGGGCGTCCACCAGGATTACCGCTCTGACCTTTCTTGAATCGGCCCGGTCGCTCGCCTGTTCCGGAACTGTTCTCAGCCACTTTTTAACTCAGCATGCACAAATCACATGAATCGACCACGCCACAGCAGCATAGATCACCCCAGCAATAGCTCCAGCGATCGCAATGCCGATGTAGCGCATATCAGTCGTTGCCTAAACGCATGAATTCGTCATGGTCTTGAGGATGACGGACTTCACCGCCAGGCCCGTTCGCCCGAGTGCGCTTGTTCGTCTCAGTGCGCTCTCCGCGCTTCGGGAAAGCTTTGGCTGCCGCTGCATCAATCTTCTGCTTCTCAGCCGGCGTAGCGAAGCGCTCGTAGCTCTCAGCCGCCTTGATATGAGCCTTGTCGTTCAAAGGAAAACGACCGGTCTTCTCGCCTTTGGGCTTGCCGCCAGCAAATTCCTTAGCCGGCATCGCTCTGCGCTGAGCCGTGGTTAGCTTCGCCATCTCGACAACTCCAAAAAAAATGCCCCGGTGGACCAGACCGGGGCTGCGAGGCTCGATGCTGACTACATCGAGAGGAGACACAATGCAAAAACCCCGCGGCATCGCTGCTCGCGGGGTTGTGTAATTCCGGTTACTCTCGTCCGGACTCGGACCACCTGTCTGCTTTCTTTGGGCAAAGCTTCGCCCCACACCAATTCTATTCTGCCCTTTTAAAGTTTACAAGGGGTCAACCAAAAAACGTGCTTCAAGCGCCGGTCGAAGCAATTCCTTCGCTCTTACGTACTCATCAGCAAGACTCCCTTGCACCCGAACTGACGACCATACCTTCGCTCCACTGAACCGGTTTCTCATTTCCGTATTGATGGCGATTCGGGCCCGTAGATCGATCGATGCTATACATGCGTCGACCGCTTCCGAGATTGCATCGCGCGCTCGATCCTCTGCCGCGTCTGCGAGGTCCGCCGAATCCCTCCAACCAGACCGGTATTCGCTGAAGCCTGCGGCGCAGTCGGCGTATCCTTTTACCGGGGCAGATTCTCGGCACCACCACCACCATTCTGCAAGAAGCTCGTCGATTTCGTCGTTGGCGGTCATGGGGCGCCTCGTTGTAGGCTCAAGCGTCGCTATATCCATTCAGCCTCCGAAGATCGCGCTGAGGCATGCGTCCCAGAATCCAGGCGGCCGCTCTTGCGTGTTACTTTTCTCCGGCTGCGGCACATGTTCCGGCTCCGGTTCGCGCTGCTCGAATAACTTCGCATCCGGGCCACAATCCAGCTTTTCGGTTTCCGCGCGCAGAATCAGACCTTCGCCGCGCGCGTTTGAGCATGTCGCCAATGCGCGTCCATCGACCGGGCTACGGGGTGCAGACGGATGGGCGCACATTGGCACGGCATAAGCCGGGTATCCCACATACGCGTTCGCCAACGGATTCGGCATTGCGCAGTGCTTGCAGTCCTTGCAGAGTTTCATCAAACCCTCCGAATCCTGGCTTTCCAGCACCTGGAGCAGTAGCCGCGCTGAACGAATGCTCCGTGCGCTGGAGACCAGATCACGGATTCCCATTTCCATTTGTGCCAGCAAAAATTCATGGACTATTCCTTGGCTGCCTGGACGATTGATATTGCAAAGGCGAATATAAAGACAATCGCAATCGCAGCGGCCTGACCCCACAGCGGCGCAGTCACCCACCACCATGACCAATCGATGAAGTTTGTAAGCTTCAGTGTGAGAAAAATCAGGAACATCAAAGTCCCGAAGCCGATTCCGTTTCCGCTCATGCTGCCTCCTTTTTCATGCGTCGAACTTCCGATCTGTAGTAAGCCTTCATTTCCTGTATCTCCGTTAGCGTGTACTTCATGCTGCTTTCTTGGCTAGATACTTCCTGACGATCTCTTCCTCAGTCAGCCCCTTGCGCCTGAAGTGGTAGAAAGACGAAATCGGTATGCCGGCGTCGCGCATCCACTCGGTAGTGATCTTTGATACTCCGTCTACGACGATCGACTTCTTCCAAAATCCATCCGGATTTGTCTCGAAAACCTGCTCTAGTGGTATGCCGCGCCTGAGGCGCTGAATGAATGTCGAGTAAGGGATGCCAAGTTGCTCGCACCAGTCAGCAACGCATTTGCGCTCTCCGCGGTATTCCACGAAGAGATTGGTCGACGTGTTCCGGCTCTGCTCTTTCGTGGTCGCCCATCTGCAATTGCCAGGTTCGTAGTTGCCATCAACCTCGTCTCGCTCAAGTGAGTGCTTTGCGCTTGGCCGCGGCCCCATGTCGGCGTAGAAATTTTCGAAAGACTTCCACCTATCGCAGACGCGGATTCCGCGGCCGCCATACCTCGGATATCTCTCCAGTTTTTCGTTGGTGCACCGATTCCACATTGCCCTCCACGACCTATACTCCGGAGTTCCGGTCATGCCGTGCGTCCGGGCCCTGTTGCCAGTCGCTTCCCGCGCAAAACATCCGCAACTTATCGACTTTCCCATGGCGACATTCGGTATCGACATTTCCTTGACGGCGCCGCAATCGCAGACGAAGACTCCATATCTGGTCCCGCCGCGCAGGGCCGGCAATACTTCCTTGAAAGTCAACCGGCCGAACCGGTCGTTAGGCTGCATAACGTACTTTAGCGATCCCACGCTCTCTCCTTGCTTTGGCCCGCCTCGCCTTCTTCCGGAAAATCCGCTTGATGCGAGTCAGATATTCAATGTCGAACTTCCGTATGGTCCGGTCTTGCTCAAGCGCTTCGATAGCCTCTAGGCCAAACTTCGCGACCATCCCTCTTCGCATCTCAACGGTGTTCGATCCCAAGTACCTATTGCACTTGACACACTGCGCTGCACAATTTTTCAGGTTGAAGCGATGATTTTTGGCACTTCCAGTGCTTCGGTAATGCCCGCAATCGACTGCACCGCCGAACGCTTCCCGTGACGGGATGCCGCAACTAATGCACGGCAGGCCGTAATCGCGCTCTCGCACGTATGCGTTAAAGGCTGCTTGAGCCTCCTTCAAATGCGCACCGCGAGTCTTCGTCCTCTGCCTGGCTTCCCTTAGTTCCTTGCGCTCCGCGCGTCTTGCCTTCTCTTCAGCCTTGGCCCTAACCTTCCTGGCAATCTCAAGCGCACAATGGACCGAGCATGCCTTTGCCATCGAACTCAACGGCTCGAAGTATTTCCCGCATACCCGGCAGTGCTTCGGCTTCACACCGACTCCTTGCTCTTGAAGTCCTTCCATGCCTCGCGGAGACTGTCTCCGACACCTCTGGGCCACCATGCGATCGTCGTACCTCCGATGATTTCTGCGACGCTTACATGCCACAGACCCCATCGTCTCCAAATGTGCGGCTTCAGCTTCATGGTGACTCCTTCAGAACGGGATATCGTCGTCCATGTCCGCAAGACCGCCAGACTGCGCGGACTGAGTACTAGGCCTGCTACTGCGGCCCGTAGCTTCTGCGTATTCGTTTCTCCCGCCGTTATCAGCCGTCGACTGTGCACGACCCGCAGACGAGCCCCCCAGCATTTGCATGCTGTCAGCGACAATCTCGGTCGAATAACGGTCGGTTCCGTCCTGCGCCTGCCATTTGCGCGTACGCAATTTCCCTTCGATGTAGACCGATGAACCCTTTTTCAGGTACTCGCCCACGATCTCGGCCAGACGGCCGAAGAACGTAACGCGGTGCCACTCCGGCGCTTCCTTGAACTCGCCGCTCGCCTTGTCCTTGTACCGGTCGGTCGTGGCAAGACGAATGTTCGCGATTGCGTCACCGCTCGGCATGTAGCGAATTTCGGGATCTGCGCCGAGATTCCCGACGAGGATGACTTTGTTGACGGATGCCATTTACGCAGCCCTCCGGTACTCGCCGAACAATGCAATGTCCATAGGATGACGGAAGATGGGCCAATTTTTAGCCTCCGCGATCTTTCTCGCTCGCTCCTTTTCCATCGCGATTTCGAACAAGATATCGTCCTTGTCAGACAATACCTCAAGCTGAGCCCGAAGCTGCGCCTTGATCGTCTTCGGAGCCAGATCAGGCTTTGGAGCGTCAGGCTCGCTACCAAGAGCGAAGAGGGGTGAAAGGTGATGACCGTCGCTATATTCCCAACCAGCCCGACGAACGACCTTCATTTCAGCCAGGATGAGCAACGCCTTACGTACGTTCTGATACGAAAACCCGATTTCCTCAGCAAGCTTCTTGGCTCGCATAGGCGGCAACTTCTTCATGCGCTGAACCAGAACTTCTTGGCACGTCTTGTTTTTCCATTTTCCTTTGCTCATTTCTCGACTCCTGGGTATGTGCGTCAAACGTTCCAAAGCCGAATCCCGCGCATGCGGTAATCGTCGATCGTGGCCTGGCGCAGCTTCGCGTATTGCTCTCGCATGGCCGGCTCGGCGCATTCCTCGACGACCCGCTTACCAGCGGCCGACGTGATCGCGTCGCGAGCGCAGCGCAGCGCCTCGTGCGTGAGCGCATGGCCGCCCGGCGTCTTCCCCCGCATAACGAGCCGAAACGCCCACTCAGCGCTCGCCTGGTCCATGCGCAAGGACCGGATGCCGGCATGCACCTTCGCGAGATTCGCCGCGACTTGCTCCGTGCTCATTTTCGGCAGCGATTCGAGTTGCGGCGCCGCGATGGCCACAGCGTCCGTGCGGGACTGCCGGCAATGAGCGATGAACTCGGGCAGCGTTGGCACTCGCACGAGCGCCATCAGGTTTTCGCGGCCAGCGCGCAGTTGCGCCGACGTGAGCTTGGCGAGTTCGAGGCCCCACTGGCGCTTAACCACTGCCGCATCGGTGCCGCGCCACAGGTCCGCGAAGCGTGCGCCATACGTCGCCTCCATGGTCCCGAAAAGCCGCTCGATCCATCGTTGAGGAATCGCGGCAACGGGCCATTTCGGGTCCTCATCCCAGCTTTCGGGGGTACTCGGTTGCGTCGACATCGATTGCCTCGGCGGATTCGGGTTCGTGGGCGGCCTTGCGGCCGGTGAGCTTGGCGAGCGTGTCCGCTCGGTCATCGTGGTAGCTGCGCGGCTGGGGCGATGCTCGGGCGCTCGGTTTTGGCGTGGCTGCCTCTCGCGTCCAGCGCTCGGCAATCGCGATCACGTAGCCCGCGCTGATGCGCTCTCCCGGCTTCGCGTCCTTGGCCTCGGCGCATGCGGCTTCAACAGCCTCGACGGTCACGCCTGCATCCGCGGCAGCGATGATGCGAGGGTCGCCCGGCTGTGCGGCCACGCTGTGCTTTCGCATCGCCGTTGTCAGGTCCGTAGGCTTCGCACGCCCGCTCGCGGGTTCTACGGGAGCGTGCTTAGTACCTTCGGTTTTTAAGTCTGGTGTATGGCTACTGGTGTCTGGTGCTTGGTGAGCATTGCGCTCGTCATGCGTTTGTGATGCGTCCGCATATGCTCCCGCATTGCGTCCGCATTGCGTTCGCATGTCAGAATTCGATGCGTCCGCATTGCGTTCGGATTGCGATTCCCTATTCGTCCATCGAGCGTTCGCACTTGCTTGAGCCTTGCGTTTTTTGTCCAGATAGCGAGCGAGATCCTCGTCACATCGCTTTTGATGCCAGCCGTCCTCGCGCAGATCGAAGAACTCTTCAAGGATCGTCTTGACGGCCGCCTTCTCATCCCTAGAGCGAGCTCGAACGAGGCGCTGAAGCGCCGGAATGTCGTTCGGAAGCGCCTTCTCGGTCGAGTAGTACTTGCGGATAAGGCGGCTGTATATCCCGTCCTCACACGCGGTAAGGTGCGCCGTCGCTTCGTCGTAATCGCCGATGTGGTGCTCGTAGTAGTTCATGAGCGCCTCCATTCGGCCGGCGTGAGGGGTTGCGGCAAATCGGCCACGCTCACCTCACCGCGCAAGCAGAACGAACAGCGGCACGCCGAACGCGAGCGCTATGACCGTGGTCATGTAGAAGTCGATCCAAAGGTCGATCATGCAGCCCTCCGTCTCTTGCGGCTTGCGATCTTCGAGGCGAGCTCGGCGAGCTGACGCTCGAGTTCGTCGTCGTCATCCCGTTGCGACTCGCCGAGGAACTTCTCGACGAGGTAATAGACCGGCGTGAGGTCGCCCGTCTTTTCGAGGTACCGCTCGAACATGTCCAGCGAGAAATGGCGAACCGGGTCATCCGAGAGCTTCACGCTCAGATTGCCCGGCGCTTCGTCCAGATCCGCTGCCACGCGCTTGAGCCCGCGCTGATAGACGCCCTGTGCGACGCACTCTCGCGCGCTGCCGAAGCGCTCTACAAGACCCGGTTCGAAGTCAAGCACGAGCTGCGATTGAGAACTGCTGGTCTTCGTTGATCTCATTTGCTATCGCTGCGGCGCAGCAGTTATCAATTGGGGTCGAAGAAAATGGCGCCAAGGCTTCTGGCGCCAAACGGGGGTCAGACGGATTCGGGTTCGGTAGAAGACATACGCGGTGCGTTGCTCGCCTGAAGATCAAGCAAAGCCTGCCCGATTGACCACTCGACCGACTTCGTGCGGCCGGTAGCCAGGTTCGAAACAGTGCCTTGCGTGACACCCAAGCGATCGGCAATTACGGTCTGCGTCATGCCCGCAGCAACCAGGCTGAGCACGATTTGCTGCCAGTTCGGATCGTCGGGGCGGTCGCGTTCGGTCGTTTGTGTCACGGCAAGCTCCTTTGTACACCCTCTATATTAGCCTGCTAATGGAACAAGTCAATAGCAATCTCATGGAGCTTTCTAATAATCTCCCCGCCATGGATATTGGTGAACGCGTCCGCCAGGAGCGGCGGAAAAAGAAATGGTCCCAGGAAGAGCTTGCGCGCCGCGCAAACGTCACTCAGGGACTCATTTCGCAAATCGAGAACGGCGGCTACAGCAGCTCGCGCTACCTGCCCCAGCTTGCAGCAGCGCTAGAGGTCTCATCGGATTGGCTTGCCACCGGCCGCGGCGATGCGCGGCGTCGAGAGGTCAATATGCCCATGTCGCTGCACTATCCCCCAATGCTCGAGGACACGATCGGCGTCATACCGGCGCCGGATGGGTCGAGCAACGTGCTCATCGTCTTTCGCGATGTCAATGGGACTCAAGTAACTCTGAAATTGACGGACCAGGCTGCTCAAGCCCTGGCCCAAAAGCTGGCCGAACAGGGAAAGTAGGCGCGGCCGCGAAACCATCTTTCGCGGGCGCTTGCTGGTTCCACACGGCCCAGGCCCAGGCCCTAACCCTCTGCTCGTAATCGTCTCCTTCCTCGCCGTATTCCGGCTCGCTGGCGCTCGTCCCCCGCAACATATTCGGCCCTCCTTGCGGTCCTAAATTTTCCGATCCTCTTTGATCGTCGGAAAAGCATACATCTTGTCTGCCTCAAAAATGTCGAAGATTTTTATTAGATTGCTATTGACTCCTGCCCATTAGCGGCCTAATATGATCTCCAACAGCGCACCGAGCGCTACGGAGACCGCCATGACCCTCACTGCAACGATGACCGCCGTCGAGCACTCCACGGCGCTCGCGCAGCAGGCGGCCGACAAAGCCGCTGACTTTGCGGCCGAGCGCCGTGAGCGCGCCGCGGCACGCGTGACATTCGACGACGTGCTCGAGCAACTGGCGGCGCTGCCCGAAGCGACGAAGGCTCGAATGATGGAGCTGTACGACGGCGGCGCTCGCGGCGACCGCGACCATTTCGCTTGGAAGCTCGTTGCGCTGTTCGTGGACGGGTTGGAAGCGGCGACCAACGAGTACCTCAAGGGGAACTGAAATGATCACGCACAGCTACATGAACTTGAAGTACGGAATCCTGCATAGCGTTGACTACGTGACTGCTGGTGGGCATCGAATTCATGACCACTTCGAAACGATCTACTTCGAAGAAATCTGCTGGTGCTGACATGCTGCTCCCACACCACGACGCCGTGTATCTCGAACGGCAACTGACGACGGGATGCGACTACAAGCGCGAGTTCTATTACTGGGACTTCCAGTCGCTCGATGCCCCGACATGTGTACCGGCGGGCTCCACGCGATCGAACGATCTCAACGGCACGCCGTTCTCTGTCACGAGCTGGATCTTCAGGAGCTGACATGGACCGCGACCTGACCAACGCAGATATGCGCGCCATCGACCGCGCACACGCAGCACTCAAGGCATGCACGTTCTTTCTGTTCGCGGCGCTCGTGCTCGCCACTTTCATCAATAACGGCCGCATCGTCGAGGCGCTGATTGGAGCCTGATCACATGAAAATTACGACCGACCTGCTTCGCGAATGGAGCGCTTGCGCAGATGGCTATGCCTGGTTCATCCGCAAGTTTCCGCAAGGCGCCGACTATGGCGTCGTGCAACAAGCCCTTCACGACGATGCTCGATTCGATGATTCGTCGTGGCTAACAGCGCGGGCATTTGAACGACTTCTTGTCGAGCCTGCCGCGACTTCCGACATCGCGGCTGACGCCAAAGCTGCAAGCGACAAGATAATCGCCGATACGACAGCGCTTAAGGTCGAAATCGCAGAAGTATCCAGCAACGTCGAAAACGACGATGGCGGCTACTCCGCGCAGATCGGCAGCAGCGGCTACTCCGCGCAGATCGGCAGCAGCGGCAACTACGCGCAGATCGGCAGCAGCGGCTACTCCGCGCAGATCGGCAGCAGCGGCTACTCCGCGCAGATCGGCAGCAGCGGCAACTACGCGAAGATCGGCAGCAGCGGCTACTCCGCGCAGATCGGCAGCAGCGGCAACTACGCGCAGATCGGCAGCAGCGGCTACTCCGCGCAGATCGGCAGCAGCGGCTACTCCGCGCAGATCGGCA